ATGAGCTGTAGCGTTTGCGCGGCTCCGAATATCACTGACGGTGGGAAATGCTTTGACTGTGCGTGTGCTGCCGTCGCAGAATGGGTAGAGGAGCGAAAGCGTGTCGCCAGGGAACCAAGGCCCAGGAAGGGACGAAAGAAGTGACCGACAACACCTCGCGAGCCTTTGGCTCGAAAACGACGAGAGGCTGGGAAGAATGAAGACGATCCTGAGTTTGTTCGACTACTCCGGCAACTGGCCGAAGCCCTACCTCGATGCCGGGTATAACGTCGTGCAGGTAGACATCAAGCACGGGCAGGACGTTCTGGAAATCGACGCCCAGTGGCTGCTCGACCACGACCTGGCCGACGTACACGGGATTCTCGCCGCCCCACCCTGCACCGACTTCGCTGGCAGCGGCGCGCAGTACTGGCCTGCCAAGGACGCGGACGGCAGGACGGCGCAGAGCGTGGCGCTCATCGAGCAAACGATGAAGATCGTGGACTTCTGTCAGCCCGCGTGGTGGGTTCTGGAGAATCCGGTTGGCCGTCTCAACCGCTGGCTCGGGAAGCCGCGCATGTACTTCCACCCGTGGGAGTATGGCGACGCGTACACAAAGAAGACGGCCCTCTGGGGTGAGTTCAACGAGCCGGTGCGGACGCCGGTTGAGCCGATTCGGGCGTGCGCGCAGGGCTCGTGGGTCCAGAAGCTCGGCGGCAAGTCGGAGCGCACCAAAGAGCTTCGCTCCGCGACCCCTATGGGTTTCGCCAAGGCCTTCTTTCTTGCTAATCCATGATATGCTTGACAGACAGGATTCTCCTGTGCTAGAGTAACTCTCGGCAGGGTCGCTGGTTCCTCCTCCGCTGCCCCACGGACCTCCTCTCACCTCTCCGCCAGCGACCCTGCCGCCTTCTATTGCGGAAAAACGAACACCTTCCGCCCTCATGCTTTGAGAACACCGAGCACTACGAGGAATGGCTCGCCTACGCGCGGCTCTGCGGACGCCGCCCTCGCTCCTTCTGCCAGGACTGCACCCCGGCCTACCAGGCCCAGATGGTCGAGATCGACCGCTGCGACTTCCCAGACGTGGAGTTTGTTGAACTCCGTGCGTGGGACAACGAGCGCGAACTGATCGGGGTTCGCCAGTGACCATTGACTCCTATCTGACGCCAACGCAGCGCCAGGATCTCCTCAAGCACCTCTCCGAGTACGGCACGAACTACGAGCGCTACCTGCGCTGGGCTTCGGACAACGGGCTCGAAAACGACCGCATCTACTCGGCCGCATACGTGCGCAAGCTGTTCTTCCGCAAGCGAGACATCATCCGAAAGATCACGGAGGAGAACTTCAAGAAGGTTCGCCGTGACTCCACGATGGACCGCGCCAAGCGCATCGAGGCGCTGGAGGACTCCTACGCCCGGCTGGAGCGCGCTGCGCGCGGTGTGCCCCCGGAAGACATCACCGGCCTCACCCGCGTGGAAGAGCAGAAGCGCCGCATCCTGGAGGCGATTGCCAAGGAGCGGGGCGAGTTCGGCAAGAGCCCGGAAGACAACGACGAGAACGAGTCCAACCGGATGATGCGCGAGATCTTCTCCGACCTCTCGCGCTCGCAGAACGCGAAGGTGGTCAACCCGTAGACCGGCTCCCCTACGACGTTTGTAAAAGGGTCTACGACCTCATCGGGTTCAAGCCCACGGGCCCCGAGCAGCTGGCCCCGCTCACCTCGCCCGACCGCTTCCCGTGCATCTTCGGCGGTGAGCGCAGCGGCAAGTCTATCGACCTTGCGCGCGGAATCGCCGTTCCGCATATCCTTGCGCTCCCGGCCGTCAGGTATAACTCCTTCTACAAGCCCAACGGCCAGCTCCTCTTCGACCCCAAGGTGTCTAAGCCGCGCTCTCCGCACGTTGCCCTCTTCGGGCCGACGTACAAAGAGCCGCGTGTCGAGTTCGAGTACATCGAGCGCGACCTGCGGGCACTGGGCAAGGTGGTGGACGCACAGCTCTCCAAGCCCTCTGACGGCCCCTGGCGGCTCGTAACGACGGACGGCGTGGTCATCACCACCATCTCCTGCGAAGTGCCCGATGGCATCCGTTCCATCGACCTTGAGTTCGCCTTGGTGTGCGAGCCTGGCGGCATCATCTACTCCGCCATCGAGCGCATCCGTGGACGTGTCGCCGCGAAGCGTGGGTTCATCGCCTACGGCGGCACCATCGAAAACTCGCAGCAGTGGTGGCGGGAGTGGCAGCTTGAGGGGAAGCGCCCGAACAACAAGGGCATCGTTGCCTACCTGATCCCCTCATGGGCGAACACGGCGGAGTTCCCTGAGGGCCGCGACGACCCGGAGATTGTCTCCTGGTGGAACATGCTCGGCGAAGACCTTGCGCTGGAGCGCATGGCTGCCGTCGCCCGGCCCCCGCGCTACCGCGTGCTCAAGGCGGTGAACGAGCGCCACATCCAGCGCGTGGACTTCCCCCAGGACGCCACTATCGAAATCTGGATCGACCCCGGTTACGCCTCGGCGTACGCCGTGGTCTGGGTGGCTATCTGGGACGAAGAGCACCAGGGGGCGATGCGAAAGCGATTCCATTTCTTCGATGAACTGTACGAGCAGGGCAAGACGACGGCCGACATGGTTGCCCTCTGCAAGCAGATGCGGCACTGGGCCAGCGTGCGCACGGGCGTCATTGACATCGCCTCAAAGGGTCACCGCGACGCCACGGACTCCTCGCTGGAGATCTGGGAGAAGCTGACCAACATCCGCTTCAACAAAAAGTACTGGCTCGAAGACCGGCTCATCGAGCGCATCACCGTAAGCGCCAACACCGACCAGTTCACCATTGACCCCAACTGCAAAGGGATGCTTGCCGAGTGCGGCCTGGGCGAGCCGGTGTTCCCCGAGATGCACCCGTGGCGCTACGGCACGGATCGCGACGGCCGTATTGTCAGCGAGAAGCCGGAAGACAAATGGAATCATAGCGTTAAGACGGTTGGCTATGGCCTTCTGCACCATCTCGGGCAGGTGGAGATTAAGCGCAAGTCCACGACGTGGAACCGTCTCCAGCGGAAGAAGTAGTTCGGCTTGGGCCTATGCATACGCTGGAAGTAGTCAATGCTTCCACCTAAGAACGAAGTCCAGGCACTCGATCTCATCCGCGCCATGGAGGCCAGCTACAAACCTGCCTTCGACGCCATGATCGAGAACGAGCAGTTCTACGATGGCGAGATTGAAGACCTCATTCCGCTGCCCGATGGCTTCGACCTAACTATCCCAACCACTCTTCGCGCAATCGTCGATGAGGCCATCGACAACGTAATGCCTCACGACATCCAGGTTCACTACGCCCCTCGCGGCGTTTCCAAAAAGGCCGAAGAGGACGCGGACGCAGTGCGCCGGTTCCTGCGCGGTGTCTGGCTGAACTGGCGTCGCTGGGGCTCGGACATCGACGTGGACCGGGACTTCGGCAAGAACCTCTTCCTGCACGGCGTAGCTGTCACCAAGACAGTCCCCGACTGGACGCTCTGGCCCTCGCTCCCTGACGAAGTGATTGAGCAGATGAAGTCCGGGGGGAAGACGGCGGAACTCAAGGGCAAGGTCGCGGCCATCAAGGACATGCGCCAGCGCTACTTCCCGATTATCAGCCGCTCGCTCTCGCCGCGCTGCATCATGGTGGACCCCACCCCTGGCCGGAAGCTGTGGGTCGTGGAGCGCTACGAGTCGAACGCCGCCGAGGTGCGCAACCTCTATGCGTCCCTGCACTCGGACTTCGCCGAGATCGCGCGCACCCAGCACAAGCACAAGATTCACGAACTCTGGACGGCTGCCTACATCGACCGCATGGGCGACGAGCAGAAGGGCCGCGTCTTCATCTTTGTTGACGACGAACTCAAGTTCGAGGGCGAGAATCCGTATGGCGACCCGCCTTATGAGGTGCGTTTTAGCGGGTACGGCCGTCAGTCGTTCAGCGACCGGCCGGAGCTAAAGAGCGTGGGCTTCTTCACGCCGCAGGTGAAGTCCCTCGGCAAGGCCGAGGCTCGGCGCTACAGCCAGTTCGACGCCATCATGCAGCAGCTCGCCTATCCCATCGGCTTGCTGCCTGACACGCTCGACTCTGACTCGTTTGACGTGACCCCGGGTGCGATGAACTTCGTGCCCAGGGAGGTCATGGAACTCTCGGACAAGGTGTGGCTCAAGGCCAACATCCCTGACGGCGAGTACCTGTCGTCTCTCGGTGCTATCGGCGCGCAGATTGAGCGCGGCACCACGCAGGCCCCGCTCCGTGGCTCGGCCATTCCTGGCACGGATAGTGCCGCCCAGCTCGGCCAGTACACCTACCAGGCGAAGCTCCGCCTCGATAGCGTCCAGGCCGCCATGGAAGACGCCCTCAGCCAGCGCCTCGCGCGCGTGCTCTGGTACGTGGACAAAGTGCTCCAGGACAAGGTGTCCGTGTTCGCCGGAGACCCCGCCTCCTCCGGCCGCTACACGGTCGGGCCCGAGCAGATCCGTGGTCGCTATGACGTGCGCGTCACCTTCCAGCCGAACGAAGACCATGTGAAGGAACGGAGGCTGGCGATGGCCTCAGACGCGCTCGTGAAGGGCGGGCTCAGCCAGTACGACGCACTGGTCTACGCGGGCTTCGACAACCCCTCCGAACTAGTTGCGCGCAGGCAGGCATACGAAGTGATGCAGGATCCGGAGATCAAGCGCGCCATCGGCCGCGAAATGCTCCAGGAGTGGGGCATCAACGCGGATGAGGTGGAGATGCAGGAGCGGATGCAGATGGGCCAGATGCAGGTGATGCTCAGCGACTTCATGAATTCGCTGCAAGGCGGCACTCCCGCTGGCCCGGCCATGCCGGGTGCCCTGCCCCCGGGCCAAGACCCGACCGCCGCGCTCGCCCAGCAGGGCGCAGGCCCAATGCCTCTTCCCGTTGGTAACCAGCCGATGGACCCGGGGCTCCAGGCCCCGCAGATGGTGCAACAGTGACGAGCTACCTGAACGAAGTCTCCAAGGCTCTCGGCGAGACGGTCAATCAGACCCGCGACCAGCTCCGGCAGATGCAGCCCGCGCCGCTCGGCCGAGAGCCGGATAGCGGACACAAGCAGGCCGCGCTCTGGAAGAAGCTGCGCGAGCTGGACCGCGAGCACTTCAACTCCTTCCTCGACACCGCCGCACAGAAGGTCGGCCACCAGAACGACGAAGAGAAGCCGTGCTCGGTGTGCGCGTTCGTAATGAAGCACGCCTCGAAGGAGCGGGATGCAGTTCCCTCCTGAGGTCGAGCGCTGGCGCGCAACGGTCGCCAAGTACTTCCCGCCCCAGCTTGTGGACAAGGCCCTCTGGACGATCCAGCACGAGTCCGGTGGCAACCCCGGAGCGGTGGGTGACGGCGGCAGGGCGCGTGGCCTTTTCCAGATTCAGGACCAGACCGCTTTCTCGAACCGCCCTGACGCGGCCTGGCTCGACAACCCCGAGAACAACATCAAGTACGCGGCCCAGAACCTCGGTGCCGCAACCGGCAACTTCGCCGCATGGGGCGAGAACAACACCTACGACGGGAAGCCATTTGGAGCTTTCGGTAATAACGCGTACCCAGGGAGCCTAAACATGAGCATTCCAGCAGACGACTACTCCTCGGGTCCGAGCACATCCAGCACTTCTGGTGGGCTGCAGACGGTTCGCCTTCCCGGCGGGCGCATCGTTGTGCTGGACGAGTATGGCGAAGTAATTGATACCTACTTCGAGGATAGCGGCGACAACACCGGTACGAAGCCCTTCTACTGGGACTCGCTCACGCCCGAGCAGCAGCAGGCGTACATCGACGGCGAAGTGCAGGGAGTCTCCCCGTACCAGCAGGGCCAGGACGACAAGGACCGCGCGTACAAAGAAGCGCAGGACAAGATTGACCAGGCCAACAAGGACCGCGATTACGCCCTCTCTGTAGGGGATCAGGCCCTCGCCAAGCAGCGGCAGGCCGACGCCAACTACTGGTCCGGCGTGCAGGCCCAGATCGACCAGGACCGGAACGGCCTGACGGCGCGCGGACAGGACATCGACTACGCGACGGCCATGGCTGGCATCGCGCAGCAGAAGTACGACTCCGACCAGCGCTACATGATCGGCATGGCGAACGCCACGAACGACGCCGACCGCAACCGCATCGAAGCGCTCTGGAACCGGGAGCAGGCCGCGATTGCCGTCATGGAGGATGAGACCAAGCGCATCCTCGGCGGGCAGGCGAACCAGACGGCCCAGTTCAGCGCGGAGACCGACCGCGCCGCGCGCATGGGCAACCTCGCGCTCGACAACAACAAATTCATCCAGCAGATGGCTACGAGCCCGCGCGACTCGTTCGGGCTCTACATGATGCAGCGCGGCCTGGCCCCGGACTGGGACACGATGGCGAACGGCGGCACTCCCGGGCAGGGCGCATCCCTCGTTCCAGCCGACGTGATGAACGCCTACAAGCCGGTCACGGCCCCGCCCACGTTCACGGCTGGCACGCCCGCCAACCCGGCCGCTGCCAACGTCGGCAAGGCCTCGGGCTCGTATATGCCCGCCGCCAATCCCTTCATTCAGCCCCTCGGCTCTGTGCCCGCCCCGGCTGCTCCCGCTGCCGCCCCTGCCCCATGGAAGCCCACGCCGTTGCCGCAGGGTGGGCCGCCGCAGGTGAAGGCGGAAGCGCCCTATGCCGGTGTACGCAACACCGACGTGGCGGGTTTGAACGAATGGACAGGCCAGACAGGCTTGCTCGGCCCATCGAAGGTGTCGGACTACACCAGCAACGGCTGGAAGGTATACGGCCAGGGCGGCGGTGAAATCACCGACCCCAACATGGACATTGCCCCCGGCGCGACCATCACCGTCAGGCGCTTCGCCGGTGGCGGCTACACCACGGCACCGATGTTCATGGCAGGCGACTCCCCGGCGCGCAACCCCGCCGCTGGTGGTGCCCGGCCCGAGATTATCGAGAACCCCACGGGCGCGCCCATTCGCGTGCGCCCGAACCCCAAGACGGTTGCCGCCTATGGCGGTTGGAAGCCGTCGGTGTCCCGCCCGGCGCAGCCCCAGACCGGGGGCTATCTGCCGATGACAGAACAGGCCATGCCGCAGCAGCAGGCTCCTCTGCCCGCGCAAATGACGGGGAGGGCCGCCTACACCAGTGGCCCGGCTTTCGGGGCGCTACAGCCGCAGGACAGGCCTTCTCCGGTGCCTTACAGCATCCCTCGCCCCCGGGGCGGCCCGAACATGGCCGCCGCTTACGGGATGCCTGCTTACGAGGGCCCGCATCTCCAGCGCAGCAGCCCGTACGACGCCCTCACGGGGCCGTTCTCCGTACAGTCCATGAACGACCCGAGTTACGGGAATTCCCTTGTCCAGTGGGGCACCCCGGCCATAGAGGACGCGGCCAAGGCAGCCGCGTATCAACTGCCGCGCTACGCCCTGGGCACCGACAACTCCGCAGCCTATGCGGCGAACGGCATGGGCTCGGCGTGGATCAACTCCTCGAATAACTCCCACCTCGCCGGGATGGAACTGCCCACGCGCCTCAACTCCCTGGCTGCGTACGGAATGCCCATCGCCCCCAGCCTCGCGGCTGGCTCCACCGGCCGGACTATCGGCCAGGCCAATGTCAGCGCCGCCTACGGCGCTCGTGGTGGCGGCACGCTCGCCTCCATGCAGGGACTCAACCGGATGACGCCGGGTGAGCAAGAACTGTACCGGGGCTATGCCGAGGGCGTCGTGGGCGTCCCATGGGCTGACCTCGTGGACTATCTCAGCAAGGGCACACAAAGCCTTCGGACGGCCGCGAGGGCCAGTTGAGGGCAGTAGACGACTTCGGGTCTTCGTCCGTAAAGGGCGGCGATTGGAAGGACATGCTTCTTCGCGCCGCCGACAAGGTAAAGAAGCGGCAGGACGAGGACCGCAAGCGCTACCGCGAAGATTCGACCCCGGCCGGGCAGGCTCGGCGCTTCTTCGATTCGGAGTCCGGGCAGCGCTTCCTCAATGCCGACGGCAAGATGGACCGCAAGAGCGCCTACGCGGACCCGATCCGCTATCTCGTGGCGCACCCTGACTACACCCAATGGCTCAGCCTGGCGTACGGCTCGAAGGCCACGCCGGAGACCGCCAACTCCGCCGTCGAAAACCTCAAGCGCCTCGGAGTCCCGGATGACGTAATCCGCGAGACGGCTTCCTATCTCGAATCAGAGAAGGGCGCGAAGAACTACCGCCCCGCTGGCGCGCGCGACTACGGCGGTCCTGTCTTCAACATCACCAAGGGCCTCACCGGCTCCACCCTGGCCGCAGGCATCGCCTCGGCTATCGTCGACGCTGCCACCTACGGCGCGGAAAGCGGCATGGCCCCCGGCACCGACCGGGTGGGTGGCGAGCTGGCCGCAGACCTGGCCGGAGCGGTCGGTAACAAGCTCTTGCTCGGACGCGGTATCAACAAGCTCGAAGACAAGGCTGCGGAGGCCGCTGCCCGCAAGGCTGGCGGCAAGGCCGCTGCCAAGTTCGGAGCAAAGCTCGGCACGCGTGTCGGCCTGAACCTCGCCGAGGACGTGCCGCTCTCGGCCGCGCAGATGATTGCCTACGGGATGGACCCGAAGTCCTCCGAGTTCCGCAAAGCACTGGCTTTCCAGGCCGCGACCAGCGGCGGCTCCGCTGCGGCCGTTACTTCGGCCGGGCCCGCGCTGCGCCTGGCTTCGCGCTTCCCCGCTACGCCCGAAGTCGCTGGCGCACTCACTGGCTACGGTGCCGCCAAGGCTACCGGGCAGGATGAAGAGACCGCCCGCGTAGCGGCACTCGCCGGGGCCGGGGCCGCAAGTGTGCGCCGACGCGGCGTCTTCGACACCATCAACAAGCCCGCCGAGATGCTGGCACGCCTCCAGGGGCGCGAGGGCAAGGCTCCGGCGCTTGGGCTGGGCATCGAAGAGACAGGCGACACCGACCATTTTGTTAGGGGCCGCGTATTCCGCCCCAACGACCCGCATCCGCCAGGTGGATATGTACCCGGCGACCAAATGATCGTTGGAGGCAATCGGCCGCGCCTGACTCTCGGGGATGACGGCACCTGGCGCCCCGTTCCGTACACGGGTCCACGGCCCGGCGTCGAAAATGCAGCCAATCTCCTCGGCGGCAGGCAGATTGCCGGGGGCAAGAAGGCTCTCATCGGTCGCATTGAGATGGAGGCGCGAAGGGGCACAAGCAGGAAGGGATTGCAGGGCGAAGGGCTGGATAGGGGTGCCGCCGACGCCGCTGTGCAGTTCGTTGAGGCCCTCCCTGACCATTACACCGAGGTTCTTGGCAGCTCGTTCGTAACGCGCTCCCTTAGCGAAGGGGACGGCACCGACCGCGTTGCCGGGC